GTCAACCACGGCCCCACCGACATCGGCCCGACCTGGTAGGCGAACTGGCCTGTGTTGTAGGCGTCGTCGGCGGGGTCGGGCGGCATTTGCGGATGGTTGAGCGCGGCGGCCACCATTTCCGCGGTTACCCGCACGATCAGGTCGGGTAGCGGGTTGGGCACGATGCCGTTCAGATACCCGGTCACCAGATCGCTTGCCGAGTTTAATAACAGGCTGGGGTCGAGGCCGGGGTTGAGCGGTCGGCCTAACGCGGCCTCGACATCAGCTTGTGTTGCGAACGGCGACGGTGGGTTCGTCGGGTTCGTCACTAGCGGCTAGCTTCCACCTGAGATCACCGCGGCCACCGGTGACGCGGTAGCCGTGCGCCGGGTCGCGGACACGCCCAGCACGTAGGCGTATCGGGCCTTCATGCGGACGCCGATCATGTCGCGTTCGGCGAGGTTCACGGTGCCCAACGTGGCCTGATCCAGAATCTTGACTTGGATGTCTTGGCGCACGCCGATCCTGATCCTTGACGAGTCAGCGACGAACAGTGACACGCTGCCGGACGTGCCGCCGCCACCGATCCACGCCGCGTTCTTCGACAATGTGGTTTTGTATCCGGCGAACTGCTCGTTACGGAATATCGGGTTACCGTACTGATCGCGGATGTTCTCGACGTCGTAGCGCAACGTCAACGGGGCGAGGATGGTGTCGGGCACCAACCCGGCGTTGGCGATCTTGCGGGCGGCGCTGTTCACCGCGCCGACAAGGTCGGTGTAGCTGGCCGTCGCCGACAGCGCCGTCGAAGTGACGTTGTTGGCGGCTGCGGTTGCGCCGGCCCGCAAATCGTTCGACACCCAGGACGCGGGTTTGTTGGTGCCGAACATTATTGCGGAGTCCAAGACTTCGCCGATGGCTTCGCCGCCGCGCGTCGTTATCTCGGTGAGCAGGTCCACCGACGCATCCATCATCGCATCTTCGTGAAGCGGAATAATCACCGCGATTTCTTCGGCGACCAACGTTAAGTCTGCCCATGCGACGACTGAAGTCTGTTTGACCCCTGTCGCGTCCGCGTTTTCTGTGACCCACCCGGCCTGCGGTGTCGTGGCGAGCACCGGAAGGTGGGTCAGTTTGGTTCCCATGTTGACTACTGGGAATGCTTGCAGCACAGCAGAAGTCGTCACCGCGGCGTCAAGTAGCACATGGCTATATGCTTCTTGGATGAGGGTGGCGATCTGTGCGCGGGAAATGTCAGCCATGGCGACTGATTCCTTTCGTGGTTAGCCGGACCCGGCCCATTGCCGTATCGCGGCGGCGGCCCGCTGTTTGGGGTCTAGCCGCGAATCCGTGTTTGTGGCGCCGGATGTCCCAACAGGTTTGGGTGTTTTCGTTGCTGGGGTGGCCCGCTCGGCGATGAACGCTAACAACTCGTCCGCTGATTCTTCCAATTCTTCCCGTGTGCTGCCCGAGATACGGTTAGCGGGAACACCTTTGGCTGTTGCAACGTCACGCCTCAAATTGCTGTGACGCTCGGTTTGTAACTCGGCCTCTAGTGCCCGTATCCGCTCGGTTTGTTTCTCGGCTTCGCTGAGGTTCGCCGCTTCTAGTTGGGCGAGTCGCTGAGCCTTCGCTTGCAGATCGGAATAGTCGGCGTATTTCGCTGTTGCGCGGGCAATCCTGGCTTTGGTTCGTTTGTCGAAATCCTCTTGAGTGAGGATCGGATCAAACTCGGATTGTGTTGTCCCGCTTGCTGTTTCGTCGGTCGGGTCGGTTGTTTCTGGCATGGATTGGGTTCCTTGTTTAGCGCCCTGTCGGGCGGTCCTTGTTTTGCACCCTGTCGGGTGAAACCCTATTAGCCGCAAGGGTTTAGCGCGTAAGTTATTCGGGCGGGTTGCCGATGGGTCGCAGGTCGGGGGCGGGGTCTTCGCCCAGCATCCCGTATACCTCGCGGACCTTGCCGGTACGCTTGTCGACTAGCCTGTCTGGTTCGTCGAATGGCGGCGGCTGGTCACCGTAATCAAGCGGGACGACGAACACGTCACGGTTTTCCCAGCCGTACCGTGCGGCGGGGTGGCCAGCGGCGGTGGCGACTTTGTCGCGGGCCTGCTCGAATGTCATCATTTTGCGGACACCGCCAAACGTGCCTGTAGTGCCTTTTTGGCTGCCTCGGTGTCGCGCCAGCGCCGATACCAGAAGATGCCACGCATGTATGCCTCGGCAATGTCTGGGTCGCTGCTGTAATCGGACGGTATCTGCTGCGTACCCATTCGAGCCTCTTGCGCGCCGCGGGCGAAATGACCCATCTTGCCACTGTCGACGCCATATCCTCTCGACTCGGCGGCTTGGATCACGTCGTGCGGGGCCGGCCCGGCGGCAACCCGTTTCTGCGCCTCGGCTTTGGCCTGCCCGGCGGCCACCTCGGCGTCGGTGCGTTCGCGTACCCAGTCCATGACATCCTTGCTCGGAGTGAGGTCATCGGTTCGCACCACATACACCGAGTTTTCGCCGGGACTGACCTTATCCCAAGACGAGTCCGCATCTGTTTTGTTGGTCTGGCCGTCGGTGTAGATGATCTTGCCGTCCCGGTTTTCTACGTTGAAGATGTGCGCGCTGCGGCGCCCTTTCCAGGTGACGCCGATGTACCCGCGGGAGCCTTCACCCCATTGTGTCACCGCGGCGTCAACGCGGGCCTTATTGGTGGCGCCGGAACCTGCTGGCAGGGTGTGGAAGACGCGGTTGCCGTCGCTCATGCCGAGAGTTTCGCCCGCAGTCGGCCGGCGCGTGGCGGTCCTCGTCGATGTGCCGGCGATTGATCCATCGGGGGAGCGCCACCGTTTAAGAATTTCGGCGTAGCTTTCGCCATCGACGTCGGGCTTGGCGGTGACGTCGTAGCCGCGGTGTCGCAGTTCATTGGCGGTGGTGCAAGCGGGGCAATTGTTCTGCCACTGCTTGCCGTCCTTAAAGTTTGGGTTGATGGCTTCGATGTCGGGGACTGGGTCAAATTTGGGGTCTGGTTTGCGTCGCACGCCGGCCAGCGGATCGGCCGGTTCGGCTGTCTTCCGTTCCCGTTCTGGCTTACTCGGTTTGGTGCGCGCGTAGTCGGTGCGGCGCATATGGTTCACGATCTGGTCAAAGCTGTGAACGTCGGGGTCACGGTTGGCGGCGTCGTAATCGGCTTCCCACTGCTTGACATAGTCGGGTGGCTGGTAGTCGTCGCCGGGCCGTACTGGGACGGCGATGCAGTGACAGTTGTCGTGGTATAGGTCGCCGATCTTGCGGGTGCCGCGGGTGCGCCCAGACGCGCCCACACGCGTCGCGGACGCCGCGCTGGTGTAAACCGGCGCCCTGGTCGCCAACACCCGGCAGAACGCGCACGCCGTCGCACTGGCATACCGCGCATACCGCACATGTTCACGGTCCGCGTTATGGACGATGGTGGCGCCCGACGTGGCGAACACATGCCGCTCCGTCGCACCCTGCAAAGCCGAGAGCGGATCCGCGGTGCTAAACGAGTAGTCAGCGTTTTTGCTTAACTGCTCGGCCGGGGGCAAAGGGCCCGGCTGCACCGCGAACGCCGCGTCGGGCGCCAGACTGTGATACCACTGCGCGCTTAGTTGCGCCGCCGCCGCCAAAAACGGGTCCATGATGTTCGGGTAGCCGTCGCTGATGTCCTGCCAATGCTGCGTGCCGTGCCAGAGCTGGCCGACCGCAAGGTTAGCGGCGTGCGTCAACCGCGTCAGCAGGGTTTGAAAGTTATGCACCGCCAACGCGGTAGGCATCTATTGCCTTAGCTCAGCGTCGATTTGAGCGAGCCTAGCCTGAGCGTCAGCGAGGTCTGCTGCGGCGCGTTCCCGCTGACGGTTCAGTATCAGTTCGCGGACCCGATGCACGTCAAAATCTGCGAGATTGATACCAAAAATTTCAGCTATTGCAAAGATTTCGGTCGCCGTGAGTCTTCGGGCGCCCTTCTCGATCTTGTTCGTAGTAGTGACATGCCAAGAGAAGCCTCTTGCGTTCATTTCTTTGGCGAGAGCTTCCTGCGACATCTCGGCAACATCAGCGCGTAACCCTTTTAGCAAGTCCGCGAGGATCGCGTCAGTCATGGAAGGCATCAGGTCGTCACCAGCCCGTTACGCGCCGCGGTAGTGGCGGGCATGTTAGCCGGCGACGGTGGCGGGACCGCCGCCGGTTGCTGCTGGGACGGCGCCGGTGTGACCGGGCTTGGGGGAGCGGGCACCGGCGCCGCCGGCTTGTTCAACGCCGCCACCAGATCGTTGACCTTAGCCAGCCGCAAACTGGACTTAATCGCCTCAATCTGCTGCTGCGTCATCCCAGGAACCAACGAAATCAGCTCCTCAATCGGAATCCCCGCCGACGACAACTTAGTGATGCCGTCCACGATGGCGCCGAACGCACGCGCCTCCGTATCCCGCCAAATCACTTCCGACGCCTCATCATCCGCGCTCACCGTGTCACCCTCAAGCCCGGACGCCAACCGAAACACTTGCTCCCACGATTCCCCGAACGCATCCCGCTTCGCCGTCAATTTGCGCTGCTGATTGGCCTCGCTGGCGGCAAGGGCCTCGGCCGACACGTTCACCATTTTCCCGGTAATCTGGCTCGGGCTGATCTGCGCCGCCAACGCCAAAGCCTCCGTCATCTCCTGCAACACCCCGTTGTACTGATCCAACGCGGCCGGCGGGAACGAATCAATTTGCACACCAGTATCATCGAACGCCCACACCCGTTTAGCCGACGCCTGCAACAGCACATTCGGGTTGGCCGACCAGCCGGTAATCACCTTCTGCGGAAACGCCCCAAACCGGCTGACCAGTAGCCGATCGAAGTTGACACTGTTGATCGCCTGCTGGTCTCGGATCAGCGGCGCCACCTCGCCAACGATCATGTCATCCGGGTCACGGGCGTTGACAAACCTGACGATCGGGCAGTTCTGCGAACCATGTGGGATCGGGTCGCCGAATTCCTGAATCGTCGCAGTCCGCAGAATCGACGTCGCATACTGGTCAATCGGCAACACAGTCAGCCCGCCCAGGCGCAGCGGATACCTGTATTCGTCGTCGTAGAAGTTGCCGACCCAGTGCGCTTTGGCGTCGGACTGGTCAATCCACACTTCCATGCCATAGCTGGGCCACAAGTCAATGCTCGGGTCGGCGTAGGTGGCCAACAGTTGCCGCGGGGATTTGCACCGCCACACCGACTCCCCGGTGTCGGGGTCTTTGGTGACGATGACGTAGGCGGCGCCGTAGGTGATGGCCGGCCGATACACTTCCGCCTGCCTGGCGTCCATCCGGTTGCGCTGCCAAATGTCCCAGGCGGGCTCGTTCTCTTGCGCGAGCGCGGTGCGGTAGCCGACTACCGACAGGTTTTGTGCAAACGAGTCGCGGACCAGACCTAGCACGTTTTTGATGGATAGCCGCGCCATGTCGACGATTTCATCGGGCGCGTTGTCCACCACCTCGGGCTTCCCCAGTATCCCGGTGACATAGCCGTAAATCCGGTCGAGCCAGATGCGTTCGGTTTGGTGCAGCGTCC